AAGACGTGTACACCGAAATGGTGATGCGTGGTCGCGACGTGGACGGGCAGATCATCGCCACGTTCACCCCGCTATCCGGGCGCACGCCGCTGGTGTCGCGCTTCCTGAACTTCGACAAGGAGCGCGCTGCAGGCCGCAGCATCGTTTCGGTGATGTGCGGCATGGACGACGTGCCGCACCTGACCGAAGACGAGAAACGCGAACTGTTGGCGGCGGTGCCGGAATGGCAGCGCCAAGCGCGCCGCACGGGCGCCCCCGTGGTCGGAACTGGACTGGTGTACTCGGTGGATGAATCCAAATACGTGATGCGCCCGATTCGCCTTGAGGCGCATTGGCGGCGCGGGTTCGGGTTCGACTACGGTATCCATAACACCGCGTTCGTGTATTTCGCCATCGATGACGACACGGACACGGTGTACGTCTACAAGGATTACAAGGACGGCGAGAAGCCGATTGTTGTCCATGCCGCCGCGATGTTGGCGCAGGGCAAGTGGATCAAGGGCGTGGGCGATGCCAGCGCCAAGGATTCGGACGGCGCACAGATCGTCGCCAAGTACCGGCAGGCCGGCGTTGAAATGGCACTCGCGGCCAAGGGCGCGGGCAGCGTCATGGCTGGCATCGAGGAAGTGCTGAACCGCTTGGAAACCGGGCGGCTCAAGGTTTTCTCGACCTGCAACCACTTGCTGACCGAGATTCGGAATTACGCCTTTGACGAGAAAGGCGCGATCAAGAAAGAGAACGACCACGTTCTGGATGCGCTGCGTTACGCGGTCAACGGCGGCGGCTTGCCCCGCGCCACCACGGAACGCCGCGCCACACCCTACACGTATCAGGAGCCCGCTTTCGGATGAATGCCGTCTTGCAAGACGTGACTGCGCTCGAACTGAGCCCGGACGACATCGAAGACCGGGAGCAAGCGCGCGAGCACAAGCTGGCCGTGCTCAACAAGCTGGGCGCGGACCTGGAAGGCGACAAGGACAAGGCGGTTCGCTGGCGGTTGCCGATCGAGCAACGCATGATCGAGGACTTGCGCCAGAAGTTTGGTGAGCAACCGAATCTGCCGGGCACGAAGGGATCGAGTTCGACCGCCTCCGGTCACGCCAACCCGCCCGATTCGGCCGAGTTCCGCCACACCAACGACAACATCACCCGTCCCGCGGTGAAGCAGATCACGGCGCGCATCGCCGACATGCTGTTCCCGACCAACGAACGCAACTGGGACTTGCAGCCTTCGCCGCTGCCGGACTTGGCGAATCCGGATGCGGCGGTCACCGATCCAATGACGGGCATGCCACTGACCAAGCCCGGCCCCACGGGGCCGAATGGTGAGCCTGGCGAGCCGCAGCCCTTGACCGCAGCCGACATCGCGGCGCGGGTGCAGAAGGAGGCCGACCAGCGCGCCCAGCGCATGCGCAAGAAGATCGATGACGCGCTGACGGAAGCCAAGTACGCCAAGCATGGGCGTGCAGCGATTGCTGACGGCTGCGACTACGGAACGGGCGTGCTCAAGGTGCCCGTGGTGCGCCGTCGTCGGCAGACCTCGTTCCACCGTTACACGCTGCCCGATGGCACACAGATCCCCGAAATCAAGGTCAAGGTGACGGAGAAGGCCGGCATCGAGCATGTCGATGTCTGGAACTTCTACCCGCAGCCGTGCAAGAAGATCGATGAAGCCGAGCATGCGTTCGAGGCGCACTGGCTGACCAAAAAGAAGGTTCGCGAACTGGCGAAGCAGCCGGGGTTCGACCCGGAGCAAGTCAACGAACTGCTCAAACTGGAACCCGACGCCGGGTGCATGCGCGAAGGCGGGGCGCTCATGGAGCGCGATCGCATCCTGTCGCCAACGCTCGAAGCGATGGACGGCCGCTATTGCGTGTGGGAGTACCACGGCCCGATCCCGCGCGAGGCCATGGAAGTCTTCGGCATCGAATTCGACGAGGACGACAAGCTTTCGACGGTCAGCGGTGAAGTCTGGTTCTGTCAGGGCATCGTGCTCAAGGCCACGCTGGCCGCGGACGAGTACGACGACTGCCTGCCTTACAAGGTCTGGAACTACGAGAAAGACCCGTCGTGCGTGTTCGGGTTCTCGGTGCCGTTCGAACTGCGCAGCGACCAGTACGCCGTTAACCAGACGTGGCACGCAGTCATCCTCAACGCGATGATGTCCAGCGGCACGCAGGTTGGCGTGATGCCGGGGATGATGGAGCCGATCAACGGCAAGGTTGACGTGTCGTGCCTGCGTCCGAAAACGTGGGCGATGAAGAACGAAGCGACCGATCTTCGCCAAGTCCTCTCGTTCTGGAACATGCCGAACTTCACCGGCCCGCTGATGCAGGTTTACGAGACGGCGCGGCGCAATGCCTCTGACAAGCTGATGCTCCCGGCCTATCAGGAAGGGCGCGCGGCGGAAGTCACGAAAACCTCGTCGGGCCTGGCGATGCTGATGAACTCGGCCAACATCGTGCAGCGCGAAGCGGCGAAGGGCTGGGACGACGAAATGACGCTGCCGGCGATCAACTCGCTGGCGCGCTGGTTCCTGCTCAACGACGACGACGAAGAAGCCAAGGGCGATTACGACGTAATCCCCAAGGGCGAAAGCTACCTGCTCATCAAGGACGTGCAGGCGCAGCACGTTCAGGTGCTCACCAGCATTGCCGAGAACCCGCGCTGGGCGGCGTACTTCGATGACTGGGAACTGCTGCAGCTCAACGTCAAGACCCTGAGCCTGCCAGTCGATGGGCTGCTGCGCGATCGCCAGACGGTCGAAGCCGAAATGAAGGCCAACCAAGGGCAGCCCGACCCGGAGACGATGAAGGCGCAAGCGGCACAGGCGCAGGCCGAAGCCGCCACGCAACGCGCACAACTCGAAGCCGAGAACGCGCAGCGCGACGACGCGTTCCGCCAGTACGACCGCGATCTGGATTTCCAGCAACACCAGATGACCCTGCGCGACCGCGCGGAGCAACGCATCGCCGATCTGACCGTGCAGCAGGGCACGCTCGAACTCGAATACGCCAAGCTCGGGGCGCAGCAAGAGAACAACGAGCGGGCCGCGGCGCTCAAGGATCGCATCGCGACGAACGATGCCGCGCTCAAGGAAATGATCGCCGGCATGAAGTCCCGCATCGACGCCGAGAGGATTGCGGCCACTGAGCGCAAGGTCGCGACCGAGATTCAGGTCGAATCGCCGAACCCGCGACTGGCCTGACCGTGGATGACATCGATTTTGATGCATCGGCGCTCAAGCCGGTGCGGGCACGCGTGTCCGTGCGAATTGACGAACTGACGCAAAAGGTCGTCAACCCGCACACCCCGTTGGATCACGTACCCGGCTACCGCGGCGAAATCGCTGCGCTGCGCTGGCTATTGGTCCAGCTTGAACCACCGAAGGAAATCGTCACATGAACCACGCGGAACCGCAGGACGACGCGGCCATCTTCGATGCCCTCGTTGCCGAACGTCGCCAACAGAACGCCGAACCTCCCGCCGCGGATGATCCGCCGCCCGAGCCGGCCCCCACCGAATCCCACGACGAACCCGCCCCCGAGGCGGGTTCTTCCGTTTCAGGGGACGCAAACGCCGAACCTGAGCAACAAGCCATCGACCTGGAATCGCTGCCCCCCGCGGTGCGCGCCAGGATCGAACGTGCCGCACAACTGGAAGCCGAACTGCAGCGCGAGCGTAGCGACAAGCTCGCGGCGCTGAATCGGCTCCAGCCCACGCAACGCCGATTGTCCGACCTGGAACGCCAGCTCGCGACGGTCAGCAAGACGCCACCGGCTCCGGTGGCAAGCGCCCCTGCGCCCCAGTCCGCCGAGTCGATGTTTGAAACGCCGGAATGGAAGCAGTTTGCGCAAGAGTTTCCGCAGGAGGCTGCGATCCAGCGGAAGTTTCACGAAGCGTCGTTCGCCCGCATCGCGAAAGCGGAAAGCGAGCTAGCGGCGCGGCTGCAGCAGGCCGATGAAAAGTTCGGCCGTGTCGATCAGTTCGTGCAGGAACAGGCCGTCACCCGCGAGATGGCTGCGCTCAGTGAAGCGCACCCGGATTGGCAGGAACTGGTCTATCCGCACGATCAATCCGATGCCGTGCAGATCGGTGAAAACCGATTCATCGCCCGGCAGTTCGCCGAATGGCTGGCCGTGCAGAACCCTGCGGTGCAGGGATTGTTCGGCAGCAATGCGGCGCAGGACAACATCGACCTGATGCACGCCTACAAGCGCGACATCGCGCTTGCGGAACTTCATGCCGCGCCGGCACCCGCCGTGGCTTCCCCCGAAGCAGAAGCCGCCCAGCGCGCGCACCAGCGACGCGAACAGGCTCGCTCAACCAACGTCGCTCCCGACCTGCGCGGCCAAGCCGCCGCGGCTCGCGTGAGCACGCAAAGCATGAGCGATGCCGAAATGTTCGATCACTTGGTGCGGCAGAAACGGGCGCAGAACCGCTAACCCCTTCTCACCCATTCAAGGAATCCCCTCATGGCTATCAATAGCTACGGGACGGCCACTGCTGGCAATCCCACCAACGTCCATGCCGTCATGGAACTGCTCGACAGCGCCGATGCGGTGCTGGTGACGGACAAGTTCGTCAAGACCATTCCGGTTTCGATGAACAAGAACGAAACCGTGTCGCTGCTGCGCGCCGTCACCCCCGACGTGGACACGTCGGAATCCGGCGAAGGCGTCAACAAGGCGGCGCGTTCGCTCGTCTACGAACAGGTCACCAAGACCTTCGAGGAATTCGAGGAATCGTTCGCCGTCACGTCGCGCCAGGCGGAGCTGGGCGAATACGACGTGCTCATGCACTCGAAGGACCGCCTCATGGATCTGCTCAAGCGCACGCGCGAGCAGAACGCATGGGAGGAATACCGCGGCGCGAACAACGTGCTGTTCAACTCGTCCGCGCACACGCTCATCACGCAAGTCAACGGCGCGCTCACGGGCGGCCGTCTCGAAGTGATCTCGCGTGCGCTTTCCGACAATCGCGCGCCCTTCGTGTACGAAGCGTCCTCGGGCTCGCCGAACTCGGCCACCACGCCGATCGAAGCCAGCTTCATCGCCTTCGGTCACACCGACCTCAAGCCGGACATTCGCCGTCTGCCGGGCGTCACGATCTACCACCAGGTCGGCGGTGCGAAGAAGGCGGATCGCAACATCTTCGCCTACTGGAACGACATCTGTTTCGTGCTGTCGCCGGAATTCAAGCCGCGTCTGGCGGCGGGTGCGGCGATCGGCTCGACCGGCATGAAGTCGGTGGGCGGCGTGTCGGTGGACGTGTACGACCTCGTTGTGTTCGGCCGCGAAGCGCTGGGCAAGAACAACCTGAAAGGCATGGCCTCGGCGGAAGGCATGGGCGCGATCGAACTGAACGTGCTCGGCAAGGCCGACAAGTCCGACCCGACCAACAAGCGCCGCATCGTGTCGGCCCGCTGGTGGGATGCCCCGGTGATCCTGGACCAGAACCGCGTGTTCGTGCTCCAGGTCGGCGCCACGGCCAACCCGTCCTGATCCACCCCTCCGAACTAGCCCCG